GGAAAATATCAAGATAAAAAGAAACAATCAAAAGAAACTTGCCAGACTCCACAGACGGCATTCTAAAAAATTAAAAGGGTCTAAGAACAAAGAGAAATCAAGAATCAAATTAGCAAAATACCATGATAAATTATCAAACATAAAAAACCATTATCTTCATCAGGTGTCCAATAAGATTATAGAGGAAAACCAACTCATAATCATTGAAGACTTGAACGTTTCAGGAATGATGAAGAACCATAAATTGGCAAAGTCGATCCAAGAATTATCTATTTTCAGATTCAAAGAAATCCTTACTTACAAATGTAATTGGTATGGAAGGGATTTGATACAGATAGATAGATTCTTTCCAAGTTCTAAATTATGTGGGAATTGTGGTTATAAAAATGACAACTTAACCTTAAAAGATAGAACTTGGAAATGTGGGGAGTGTAATACGATCCACTCAAGGGATTTAAATGCCGCTAAAAACATCCTCAAGGAAGGATTAAGAATTTCAAATATAGGGCTGAGTTCGCCCGAATTTACGCTTCAGGAGATTTGTCAATAGACGGGTCGTTGAATGAAGAACAAAATGTTATTTCATGACTTTTCATAAGATAACGGAACTATTTCACATCAGTTAAAATTATCTTTATCTCTGAAAATATTGTCAATTTCCTTCAAACACTTTTCAACCCCTTCACTAGATAATGCGATATTTCGAGCAATATAGAGTCTATTGCAGATATCCTGCAATTCCCCAGCTTGATCGATAAAATCCATCACCATTTCCAATTCAAGTGTATTGTCGTCTTCCATGTTTAGGATTGTAGTCTAGTTTTTAAAACCCGATGGTGAATTTCTCAAGCGTCTTATCCCCATTTTGCATCAAATACATAATCATTTTCTCCAGATTACCCTTGAGCTTGATAAGTTCCCCGTTTTTCTGGAATTCCTCCATTTTCAGGAGATTTTCCAGATTTTTAGATGCGGCAAACGCATTATCCACAATATTTGCCATTTGTTGGGGTAATTCCCCAAATTCAAACGGTAAAGTATGGGGAGCCTTGGCTTCTTTCTCATCCGTCTTGTATTTTCGCATCTGTTCCGAAGGATTTAACGAACTTTCAAAGTCGAAATCGATGGCTCCAGAGGCGATTGCTGTGGAATAAGGAGAATTTGAAGCAGACATATAGATATTTAACACTTTTGACTAAATAAAGGTATGACTACCAAGTTTCACAACAAATTCCTCCGTATGCTCCAAGAAGCTCCCCAACTTGACATTGATCCTGATTTGGAGCGTGGTGCTGCTGAAATGTCCTTAGACGATGATGTTGCCATGGATGATTATGACGTTGATATGGAAGTTGATCCATCCGCTGTTGATGAGATTGGGGATGCCATGGCTCGACAAAATGAACAGATGATTAGTGTTGTTGATAAGTGGACGGGTAATATTGACAAATTTATTAATTATCTCAATGGTGATCAGCCAAATAGCATCCAAAGCGTTCTGGGAACTGCGAATCCCGAGTCTGTTCTGGGAGCCATTAAGAACCAACAGGTGAAGATTGGGCGGATTGCTTCCGATCTTGCTGCTTTGAAACAGGCGTTTCTCACTGCGAAGAAGTCTCAGTAATTATTTGGCTGTTTTTTCTCTTTTGAGAATATCCTTAGCCACTTCAGTAGGATTTTTTCCAAACCTACCATCCCATTCACAGTCCCAATCTCTACTCAAAAGAGCTTGGATACACGCTATCAATTCTTTTCTTGTCACTCTCTTTTTGGTCATAATTTAACGATATTCCGGTGGGATATAATTAAATTTGGTTTCATCTTCAGAGTCTTTCATCGCATCTTGAATGGCTTTATCAGGTGTTGATCCCCATCCGATAGCTTTTCTATGTGGTTTACCCATTAGATGTTCATAAACAACCCAATTTCCGTCATAATCTCCGGTATCAGCGATTGGATATGATTCATATACGATTTCTCCAGCATTTTCATCCAACCAATCAAATAATTCTTTATAATCGATCATATTTCGTATTATATTCTAGTTTTTAACGATCAATTTCATTTTTACCGTTGCCGCCAAACCTTTGCAACTATTCTTTACAATCAAATCAACTGGATATTCATCGTGTTCGTAAGCCATACATAGAGCATTCAAGTCTTTAAACCTCTTTCCATCGTATTCTGGCCAAATAAACACCTTTTCCCCCATTTCTATGAGCTTTAGGGTCTTTTCCCTCGCTGTTTTATCGATCCATTGGCTATCCAACACCCAAATCCTCTCAAAGAACTTCAGACCATCCATCTGTTCCTGTTGGTATGCGGTGAAAAGCTGATCTCCCTTGGTAATACCCCCCAGACCAAGCCCATTTCTCACGAAACAGGCATCCAATGGACCTTCGATAATGAAAACCTTATCCAGATCGGATGAAATGCGCTCAATACCAAAGATACTCTTATCTCCCCCATCTTTTGACAGATATGATGGAGACTCATCATCCATCAATCGTCTGCTTTGGTAATAAACAATCTTACCCGTCTCGTCCTTGAATGGGATCACCAGACGCTTATCATGCTTTTCATCCTTCAAAGAGATATAAAAGGCATCTGGACGATTTACAGCGGTATCCAGTCGCCTTTCCTTGATGTAAGCCAGAGCTTTTTGGACGATCTTGTTGGTCTTGTAGTAATCCGTCTGATTTTTATCAGATAAATTGATGCTATCTATCGGCAGGGATGATGATTTGGGTTTGTCGGGCTTATCTTCCATGTCCATGACATTGATCATCCCATAATTACCCTTCTCAATCTCATCCACCATCTGATTGAATGATAATCCCGACACTTCCTTGATCCACTTATAAGGTTTGGATGACCATCCGCAATTATGGCAGAAAATATTGTCGTTTTCGGGAATGTAGAAGCATCTTTTCTTTCTCCCCCAGCTTTTTCCCTCGCGGCATATGGGACAGCAACATTGATACGTGTTTTGTCCGGTGTTATGTTGGGGACGATACCCAAACTCGTAGAATTTGGACACCACATAGTCAGACGGAATCTCAACCATCCTCTTTTGCAAGGACTTCGTATTGGGCTTCGATAACGCGGCGGATATTTTTTGGGAGATGTTCAACGAATTCGATAATCTCATGTTCTTTGGCAAAGTCAAATTTTTCCATCGGAACTCTTTGGATTTTTATATCTGGAACGGAGAGAAACACGTAATCATCCCCATCTTTTTTAATGAAATTGAATAATTGCCCGACAAAATCTCCTGTTTGGACTGCATAAACATCGCCTTTTTCGATTTTTGGTTTTTTAAAGATGTTTATCATATTTTTCAAGTTCTCTATCTAAACAATCAACGCAAAACGTCCTACCCCACTCTTCAACGTGTAATAATTGGTATATATCCACCCCACAATTCGGACACTTATCGTCAAATGTTTCAATTTCGTATATGGTGTAATTTTCCATATGTAAATTGTAATCTAGTTTTTAAAAATCGTCGGCAATATTCATCCTACCAGCCATGAATTCCCCAAATTTCTGAATGAATAGGTTCTGCATGGCATTATCCTCCATCTTATTGGCGTGAAATGCGATTTCCACAACATTTCCATCCAGATCGTATCCGAAAAGTTTACCACAAGTCATAAATTCCTGTAAAGTGGCTTTCAGGGCAGCGTTGGATTGATTCTTACCCCCCTTACGATCTTTTTTAATCTTTTGTTTCAGAGAATCCCGAAGAATTTCCAAAACCTGATCATCCACGAAGATTTCCTCCGGTTCTTCATCCTTCTTCATGATTATACTTAACATAATTTGAGTTAGGATACATTTGCTCCACCCCCTTTTCAATCAGAGTAGTGACCACGATTTCCATGCTCTGTGTCTTGAGATTGAAGTTCTTGATGAAGCGATTACCCCCATCATTAAATTCAAACATCACATCCCCCAAAGCTTCCTTGTTCTGGTAACATGTGATGATCACCGAAGTATTGCTGGGATCAACCATGATCGACCATTTGCGGGGATCGTGTTGGGCATACTTGTCAAACAGCTTGATGGTGGCGAATCCCGAATCCCTAAGTCTCTTGATGAAATACCCCTGTGTGCTTACGTTGTTCTTCATGTTATTATTTAACGAAAAATTTTGGATGTCAAGCTAAGAAATCTTTCATGATTTCGCGGATAATGCGTCTCCCCTCTTCATTTGCAGAATGCACATAGACTTTGATATCACTATCGGGCGACATCTTTTCCTTCAGATACTTGGCACAGTGGATGCCACACTTGGTTTGGAAATTCTCCCTACACCAGAACACTACCACAGATTGTTGAATGGTTCAAACGATTGTTAAAATCCGACCATTTGATGGGAGTATCCAATGTCACCCCATCATTCCATCTCCATCCATCAGGATCAAGCAGCCGAATATCCGGCATTGTTTCAAGCCATTCGTGAGCGGTCTTCTTGGCGAAGATGCGCTCCCAACCCTCATCATAGGCTTTATTCTGGATGCCAGTCTTTATTGCTTTTCCCGTAATGTCGTTATAGCTCACCGTAAATTCCCCTTTCCACCATTTTAGAATATTCCGAAGAATCACAGGGATAGCTATTGAAACAATGATCCCATAACCAAGGCTCCTGTTCTTCCGATGGGTTGATTTCCACAATCAGCTTATCATATAGATCATTCTGTTGTTGTTGAAGCTGTTCAATAGCCGCTCGTGTTCCTTCAATCTTGCTCCGATGCTTTTCCATACCATCTATCGTATTTTGCTCTGTATTCATTTATTTTTTCCTTAATTTCTTCCAAATCGGTGCAATAATCCTCCATCTCAGGTATGATATAATACCGTTGCGTAACTTCTTGAATAAAGTCAATCAGCTTTTGTTCAGGTGTTGGTCTTTCCGACCGATTCTTCCGCATATTGTCATCCATTTCCTTCCGGCTCTGTTTAACTTCTTTCAAATAAGCTTCCAATTCCTCGTCCGTTCTCTTGTAAGGAATATCGTGTTTCTCCAATGAGATATCAACAAATTCCCCACCCAAAAATCCAACGACCCACTCAATACACCCACAGATAAACCTATGAGCTTCCGGTGTTCCACACTTCACATCATTATCTTCGGGGTGTCGATATGTTTCGTAAATACCGACAACTCCGGTGAAATCATGGGGTTCCCACCATTCCCTTTCAACCACAAATTCCATACCAAAGAATGGAATATTTTGATTTTCCACATAATGTCCTTCTTCTCTGAAGATTTCCAGCTTCTCTTCAGAATTCACCCTGAAATTCAGCATCAGATTTTCTCCCAAATCCTTGGTTTGAAATATCAGATTCTTCCGATCAATCTCTGGTGGAAGATCGGGCAGATCGATGCTCTCGTCTATTGTTAAGCTGTTATACATTCCCATATTTTTATTATATTCTAGTTTTTAAGACTCGATAGGATGTATTCCATCTCAAAATCCCCACTTTTAGTGATGATGCAGCCGACTCCAAGCTTGGAATTGATCTTGAAAATGTTTCCGGTCTTGGATACCTTGGACAACAGCTTGAGATTGTCGATCTTCAGAATGAACGATTCCAATTCAAAATCCACTTCATCTCCCACGATGCTCAGAGTATCACTGTTGGGAACAGTCTCATCCCCCAGCTTCCACACCAGAGAATCATTCTCCGTGAAGAGATAGAGCTTGTTGGTGTTTGTAATGGATGATTTCTGAAGAACATTGGAAAGAAACTCGAAATCCAGATCAAATTGGAGATTGTATTCAAAATTACGAATTTTTTCCAGAGACAGCTTCGGTTTGGTGATCACCCCATCCTCATGGAGATGATATTTGAACTTCAGGGTCTTGTCCTTATATTCCAGATGATTATTGTTCAGCTTGAGCTTGATATCATCGGAGGAAACCATATCCAAAGCTTTCCAAAGCTTCTTCAAAGACGGTAGATTGAGATTCTGCTCCTCATACTCTCCTGACAGGTAAGCATGGGCAAACATGGAATTGTCCTCACTGGAGGCAATCCCATGAATACCATCTTCCCTCAGTTCCAGAACACAAGTGTCATGGATTTGACCGAGGCTTTGGAGTAAGAACTGGAACTCTTTCTTTTTCAGGTTTAGCTGCATATTGCTTTTCTAACATACTATTCTGTTTTGTCAACTTTACAGAAATTTCTTTCAGTAAATTGATGATGATATCCACCTTGGATGGTTCCAGATTCAATTCCAATTGCCCATCATCCACTTTTTGGGGCATGGGAGCATATTGGGGAACTTGTGGAAGTGGTTGGGGTGGGATATAAACGGGAACCGCTGTTGATCCCGTTTCACCATAATAATGGGTTGGTTGTGCTTGTGGTTGAATACGTTCCCGCTTCTGTTGCTCTTGGTATTCCACAATACCTCGTTTGAGTGTGTTGGTGTTAGTAGCCAATTGTCCGGGATTTTGAATCATTAATGAATCAATGTTAGAACTCTCCCCCAACAGAGCAGCCATAGTTAAAAATTCTTCTGGTATTTCTGGATTCATATTTTTAAAAAGGAAACCCTCCCCACCGACTTGATGGGGAGGGAATCAGGTTAATCATCAAGTCCGGCAAGGAGTTCGTCAATGTCGTCGTCCTGCTTTTCCACTTTCTTGGATTTTGCCGCTGGTTTCTTTTCTTCGTGAACCATCGGAATATCATCATCGTCGTCTTCAACCTTAGCCGCTTCCTGCTTGGCTTTAGCAAGGGGCTTGCGTTCTTCCTTTTCCTCCCCAACAAAGAAGTGTTCATTGAGAACGTCCTGAAGCTCATCATAAGTCTTCACGGAATAAACCGCTTCCAGATCATGGATTTCCGAACAAATCTTTTCGATCTCTTCTTCATCCAGAGTAGTCTTGGACTTGGTGGTGATAAGCGAAGATTCAAACGTGGTATATTCCCCCTTCTTCTCTGCCACAATCTTGAAATCATGTCCCTTGGTAGGATCAAAGATGTCCCAACCAAGTTCATCGGCACGATTACCTTCCGTAGCTTCGTCAATGATCTTCTTGAGTTGTGGCCCCATGCGAAGAATCTTCACAGTGCCGTTGTTCTCTGGCTTTGCAGGATCGTTGATCACATAGACATTCACAAGCCATTGCTCCTTTTGGGAGATTTCCGCACTATAGTCCTTGTTCTCAGCCTTGGGATTTTGTTCCTTCCAGCTTTTGAAAAGCTTCCACCGAAGCTCCGAAATCGGATCACGATCTCCCATGGTTTGAAGACCAAGAAAGCTCATGTATTTACCGCTTGCCTTGCTGGTGAATCCATGCACCCAATGATGGAACAGACTCTTCTCAGGGTCTTCCACGTTGGGGATCAACCTAAGCGTGTAGGTGTTTCCTGCGGGAAAGCTCATGATATTGGAGAATTGACCTCCCGATGAATCGTTGCTCTTGTTTAATGCCGCTTTGATCGAATCGAACATAGCTGCTCCGAATTTTGTTTTTTGTTTTGTTGTACTCATATTTTAGTTATTTTGTTTGTTTTGTTGAGAATTAATTTTAATTTCGATTGGTTTAAGAGAATGTCCAACAATATCAACCATGATTCTGTTGAATGTGTCTTCACTGTATTTCCCATCATATAGATCACTACCTCTTGTCCATGTCTCACCAACGAGAGGTTTTCTAGCTGAAGATGTGCAGCCTAAATAACTATCACCGTTTTCTTTCAACATTTTGGCATTGATAGAAAATTCAGTTTCATCTGTAAATAATTTTAACGTTACCGACTCTTCATTTACCAAAGCAAAAATGTTTTCATATCCAAATTTCATTTGGGAAAACCACTTTTTCAAGTCGGTGTATTCATTCGGAAGGTCGTCTAATAATAATTTTTGTCTATCGTCTTTCATGTTAATCGTGTTTGTATTTTTGTTATCGCAAGTTTTCCAAAATCCTTCATTTTTTTACTGAGAAAGTATTTATTCCTTGTCTTCTGGAATGTAATCCAAAAATCAGAGAATATAAAATCCAGAATCCGATTCTCTACCTCGATTTTTGAAACACCCAATGCGTGAAGACAATACATGTTAATGTGATGGTTCTTTAAATGGTCAATCATGCAAGGTAGCGACTCCTCAGTATATAAGGGATATTCTTCCAAAGTCAAGCCCTTTTCTTTGCAGAAATTTTTAACAAATTTGAGACTATCCGCCAAACGCTTGAGAGAGCTTTCGGAATCGGGATCATCCATCTCAATCTTCTTCATGTATTGGCTATAAGCTTTTTTAGCCTTGGATGTGAGAAAGAATTCCAGATCGAAGTAATCATCATCTTCAAAAATTGCGTAAGGGGCAGTGAAGTAATCATCAATTCTAATATTTTGATAGCTGTTGAAGAATCTTTCCAAAGATGTAAGACGATCTAACTTGGTTTGATCCATATTGGAGAAATCCTTGCGGATACGAAATGGTTTATCGCGCATCTTACGAGAGATGGCGAGATGGGAGTTATATATTCTTTTTTGAAAGTCGGTCATCAGTCTAATATACTACTAACCATAAATTGTTTCAATCCTCTCGGTAATCCGACAATCAACCAAAATGGCCAAGTTATGATAAACACCACCCAACAAACAATACCCAACATTTTTATACAGATATTCATCGCCTGTTCTTCTCTTGATTCTCCCTAATCTTCCTAGCTCTCTCCAATGCCCTCTCAGCAGCCCGTTCGTATTGTTCCGCTGTGGGAAATCCAGCTATTTGTCCAATGCCAACATCTTCGTATTCTGTCAATTCTCTAATAATTTTACCATCCGATCTCACCATTCTCAGATGTGGTCGTGGTAAATCCTCTTTCCTCCCATCCATGTAACCGTCACAATACGATTTGATTTCATTTTTGATGAAAGAGTTCCAATCATTTAGACATGGACATTGTATTGAGTAGGTGTATTTCACTTCTTTTTCTTTTTTTGTTCTTCCCTCACGTAACGTGTAACAAATTTTGATTTACAAAGCGTGTTGTCTTGCTCTAGGAAAACCTTAACAAGTTCCTGATCAGAGTCAAGAGACAATATCGTTTTCAGGATCGTTTTCAGCTTCTCCTCTTGGAGAGTGGTCACGAAAACGTTCTGGATGGACAATTTCTTACCCTTGAGATGGTTCACGAAGGAACAGTAGCAAAGGAATAGGTGGTCACTCTCGCTGGAAATTATTTCTGAAGAAGGATCAAAATTCATAATTAAAATGTGTTGATGGAATATTCCTTAAAATTGGGAATCTGTTTTGTATCGTGTTCATATTTGAACCATTGTTCATCAAATCTTGCAGGGTTCATCTTTCCAAACATCCAAAAGTTATCAAGAATTACAGCTACATTGGAATGTCCTCTAGAAATACTCATATCTATATTTGCTGATTTAAATACAATATTTGTCGGGCTTTCGAAAAGCGAATTCCACTTGTTCATAAATTCTCGCTCATATAATTTGGATATATTTGAGTTATGGGCGAAATATACCACAAATTTATCATTGAAGGCGGTTTCATATGCAGCAATTGTTAAAAGTAATACGGTTGCGCCGAATTGTCTTTCACCATCTATATGTCCCCCATTTTTAATCATGGAATACGTCCGTTTTTGATTATCGTTGATAGAGAATTTATTGAATTGTTTAAAGAATTTATAGAATTTATCATCTTCCGATTCTTCGGGGGCGTAGAACTCCCCAAGATACACCGATCCTTCCAAGGGATAATCATCGTTCCACGCCAAAAACAGCATACCAACCAACCTTCGCACATTATCCCAATCCTTTGGCTGTTTTTCGGTAGATTGTAGATTACCATTAACATTGGATACATATGAGACGAATCGCAATTCCTCTCCCATAACCTTGTTCTTATTATATTTCTCGTTTATGTGTTGAATTTCGTATAATTTCATATTATTCTGGATTTCCAAAGTTGATTTCTCGTTTCTCCCCGCACTCATCAAACCAATGAAGATTTTCGAGTTTTAGATATTTATAAAATGCTCCTTGGGGACGCATCTTCCGCTTTCTGGCGCAATACAGCAGACAACCATCGTCTCCCGCATCAATCAGCGATTGTTCCAGCAGATTCCAATCATCAAGCTCCTCGCAATCACCGCAAGCCCACCAGAAAAAGTCATTACAATTGATAAAGCATGTCACCTTATCGTCTTCCAAGGTAAGATAACGATAATCTTCCACTTTCTCCAATAGAGTTCTCTGATTATCTTCCAGAGAGTAGAACCATTTTTCAAAAGCCACTACGTTGTCTAGAATTTTGGAGAAACATGCATTCCACCCCTCCTGCCACTCTGTTCGTTCAGTGGTGACACCATCTTTTGTGATGGATTGGGGGTAGATGCCGATGCTATCCAGTGCTATTTCGTAAAAGTTCATCCTGTTATTTTTCTAATGTTTTGACAAACAATCCTTAAAAAACTTTTAATTGGTTTGTTTTTAAATGTTTCAATTGGCCATCCAAGCCTATCTTTCTTCCACCAACTCAAATGATCAAAATTTAATGTTACTGGTTCAGAAATACTTTCAGCATAATATTTATTTTCTGGAAATTCTGGGCGTTTTAACAATTTGTCTTCACTTTCATAGAAGTATCCATGTTTTCTCAATAATTTCTCCAACTCCCGCTCGTTATATGTTTCAGCTTTAAAATTACCATAATAAAATATTTTACCTATCAAGGAAGCAATCTCCTCAAAATCTTTTTGTTCTTCTGTATTCATAATTTTATCATTACTTGTTGCCAAGACGGTGCATCATTCCAATGCTGCTCATTGTTGGTGATGGTAATACCTTCCTGATCTTTCCACCAAAAAATACGATCAGGATGCTTTTCAATTTTCCATTCATATTTGTTACACTCTTCCACAATCGGAAAAATCTCATCAATATTATAAAATCGGGAATACCACAAAGCATACCCATCTCCTCCCGCAGAAATAACCTCATTTAGAATCCAATTCAACAGATTCTTGAGGTGTTCTTTGTTTTGATCATCTATGTTACTATAATCACTCATGTTTTTCAACTCATCACCATCAAATGATGGTATTTTATTTTATCTTCGGAATTTAAAATAATCAATCCGGCTCGTCCTGACATTATAGGTAGATATGGAAACATATCATAGTAAAATAATCGATCACCATCTTGATATGATTCAACCATTTTGATGTATGGTGTGGTGTAACAATCAACCAAATCCGGTCTATCCACCCAATCTGATCTTTTATTTTCAGATAGGATAATACTTTTCATAGTCTCTTCTAAATTTTCAGATTTGGGAAATTCAAACTCTGTTCTGAGAGATTTCTTCAAAATATAACTTTTTTCACCTTTGGTGTTTTCATAAACATCATCGTAAATGGTTTCCATTTCATGATTGGGGAAATCATGAACGTAATTGTGATAATCTGCTTTTAAAAATTCTATTAAGTCTTTTTTCATATCTCCGTAAGTGTTTCGCTAAATTTCAAAAATTCTTTGGTGATTTTTCCACCAGCAGCCCATTCGCCGCCACCACCGTCACATAGATTAGCAGCCATTTTCGCAATGTCAACCTCCGATTCTTTGTATTTGCGAAAAGATACGAATTGTGTATCAGCATTCATGACGATCACAGCGTCTCCTTGGTAATTTTCCATGATGGCATGGGATAATTCGTTCACCGAGAACTTGGAAATGGTGGAAATGACCTTGAATCCTTCCCATTCTCCCGAATATAGGGTGATTTCTTCCAATTCCTTCTCCAATTCCTCAAAAAAGCTATCAGCAAGCTTAATTTCCGTGATTGTGAATCCATCCACTCCGTTCCAAAAACGATTTACGAAGTTAATGAAGCGATTTCCTCCTGATTTACGATAAAGAGCATTGAGATACTTGGTTTCTTCGTGTTTCAGATCATAAGAATTGTAATCATCCACATAAAGGAAGAATTTCTTCAAATCCTTAGTAAATTCCACCTTTTCCTTGAATTTTTTGTATAACATCTTGGTGCAAGATGAACATTCTTCCTGAATCTTGGTGGAGTCCCACACTTTGAAGTCGTCAGGACGATCTGAAACGAACACAACACGATGGTCATCAATCTTTTTGATTAGATTTTGATCAAGAACCATGCCAACAATGAAGATTTTATCGTAATCCTCTGCGTTTTCCTTAGCCCAAGGTAGATATTGCTCCTCAAATTTGCCGAAGAAACAGTGACGATACTCAAAATTCTTAAATAAATTGCCTAAAAGGACGGTAGAACCTATACCATCCAAATCTGAGTTGACCCAAGCGAAAATTTTCGACATACTATAATTAGTATTATCGAAAGATTTGTCAAGTTTTGATCCCATATAGGAATCTTAACATAAAATCAGATAATATCTATCCAATATATTGAACTTCATGAATTAGATATGTGGTTCCTCTATATTTTTGTTCAGCCCATGTTACCCATTGTTCTGCCTTTTCTTCCGTATCCGATATAACATGAATATCATGGGAACCATCGATTACTACAAATTTAGTAGGCACTTTTTTTACTCCAAATTCTTCACGATTTTCCATTAGAATTTTACCTATTTCAAGTTGATCTTTTTTAGTCATACCATTTTTTAGTAAAAAAATATTTTTTTTCAGCTTGAAAGCTTTTGCAACAAGTCCAATTCGTCATCGTCCATAATTTCTTCCTCATCATCTTCCGATTGGTAAATGGAGAGCGTGGAGTAATCAATTCTCATGGCTTGAACCATACCACGGGGACCAAACCTATTTTTCATCATTCCCAATCGAATTACTGCCATTTCCTGATCCTCTTCGTTTTGGAAGATGGAAACGATGCAATCCGCAGTCATAACAATTGCCAAAGACTCCGCAATTCCAGACATATCAGGGTTATTTTGGCCAACGGCAGACCTGTTCAATTGGGCAGCACTGATAAAGGGGCATTTGAACACGTAAGATAGCGCACGGACTTGTTCGCATATCTTTTTACCCTGTTCATAGCTATTACTACCCGCAGCGGTGAGCAAAGTGAGATAATCTATCACCACAGCATCGATTCTGATACCCGAATCCTTCAATTTCTTGATGAATGCTCCCAATTGCTTGGGGGTGATCGTAGATGGGGGAAATTCCTTGATATAAATCCTACCATCAGTGTTCTTATGCTCCTCTTCCAGAGCATGTCTAAGCGTAGGAACACAATTACGGAACTCCTTCATGGGAATCTTCGTCACATTGGACGCAATTCTCTTGGCATAGAGCGTTTCAGACATCTCCAGAGTCACGACAAGCACATGCTTACCTTGGGATGCCATGTTTGCCGCCACATTACCAAGGAAAATGCTCTTCCCAATGTTGGATTGTCCTGCAAACACATATAAAGCCTTACCAGCTTCTTGAAATCCACCCCCAAGAGCTTCATCCAACCATGGCCATTTGGATGAAATGGTCGCTTCATCACTCAAAATGTCATCAATGACCTTCTCAACGTCCCCATAAAGCTCAATTCCCTTATCAACATTGAGATTAATACCCGCAATCTTCTCAAATTTCTCCACGATCTTGGCAGTATCGGCTTCTCCTTCCGATATTTCTTCCGCTGACTCCAAAATGGAGTGATACATTCCCCGTTCTTTGAGGAATCTTTCAGTGTTCTCGTAGAGTTCGTCTTCATTGTGATTACTGTCAATCTCCTTGAAGGACTCAATCAGCTTTTTGAAGTTGGTCTTGAGTTCATCTGTGGTGAGATAGGTTTTTACTTCGGAAAATGTGGGGAGAGATTGTCGTTTCTCATAGAAATCTGCGACAATCTCAAAATATTTTGCAATGTTTTTGTCTGTGAAGTATTTTGGTTGAACGTAATCTGCGATGGATGCCAGATAAGCACCATTCGTGATCGCGTTCTTTACCAGAACCTTTTCAAAATAGTCGAAATCAATTTCACTCATTCAATTAATTCAATACAGCAACGTCATCTTTAGTTAAAACCACCCACTTACCATCTGGTTTAATGATTCCACATGGTTCCGTCTGTCCTTTGAATTTACCATCAACCATAAACCAATTAGCTTTCACACCAGCATGATAAGCCAAAGAGAATCTTTCATCTTCTGTTAATTCTTCGGGGTTTTCTTTTGTATATAGTGTCTTTAAATTTTCTAAAATCCATTCGTCAAATGCCTTAATATGTTTTTGGAAATCAATTTCGTTTTCCAACTGCCATTTTTTACAAAAATCTGGAGTTTCTACATTAAATTTTATTTTATTTTCCATATTTCTGAATTACATAATCATTTCCAGCTTTCCAATCATCCGTGAACTCTTGCAGTCCGGGAGACTCGTGAGTTATCATAACATCCCCAACGCCAATTTTCAAGCCTTTATTACACGCATCTAAGCTCATCAAAATGTCGTATCCATGGAAATTTGATGGACAATCCTCATCAAATCTCACCGTCTCTATCGCTTTCCGATTAAATGCCATGAAAACACCATCAATCATCACCACGCGATGGGGATACACACCAAAGCTCGTCATATGCTTCCTATTAGCGTTACCATGCGCCACCGCACCGTGTAGATGTCCTTGCCCCATGAGATGCCAGAGCGCGGGAGACTTGATTTCGGCTTGAGAACATCCCGCCACACCAACGATATCAAATTCCTGAAATAGCTTCTCCAGCTTTGGACGGGGATCGTGTTCCAGATGAACGTCATCGTGAATGAACATAACGTATTCAAATTTCTCCTTGATGGCTAGGTCTAGGAATTCGTTGTAAACCTTGGCAAGTCCTTGGCGATTATTAAACTTTGGATGAATAAAGTTATCCAAATCCAATTCCAATGCTGTTCTGGATAAAGGGAAGTGCCAATTATTGCCTTTGGTTGCTGTGAAAATGGCGATATTGGAGGAGACGTTAGGATTTTCCATGAGTTCAACTTAACACATGGGAGGATAATGTCAAATTTTCATTAAATAATATCATGCTTGAGGATTTACAAAAATTATATGAGGAGATTTTGCTGGAATACAGAACATCCCCCCATCAACTTTCCGATATGAGTCTCAAACAGGCTTACAACGAATGTTATGAGATTTTCAAGGATTTGGGATTCACCACGGCATCCACTTTTGCCATTTGGGATTATATCTATCGAAACTTACCAGATAAAATCAAAACGCCGGAAGTCCAACAATCCAAGAAAAAACATTATGGGACGAATCTTCGCCCATTCATCGTCAATCTAATCAACTCAAACATGGCAAAAATAAATCTAAAAGACCTGAAATCCAAGATGTTAAACCGCGATCTAATCAAACAATATCTTGATCGAAATGAGTATGGCAACAGACGAACAGGACTTTTGAAAAAATTATCCGCCGAATCGGAGAGAGATATTGTAAGAGATTACTAAATAGTATTATGAGAAATTACGGATTTGATTATTTGGTGGAAAAGGTTCAGGTTTTGTCTGAGATGTCCAAATTGGGGGGCGACAGAGCTTGGATGACTGTTCAAAAATTTTATGATATCTACTTAGAAACACAATCTGCTATGAATGAAACCAGATTGTTTCCAAAATCAGCAGTGCGTGAAAATGCACAGATGGTGTTTATGGCAGAAACGCTTATGAAATTTTTAAAAATGGGGGGTGGGTTCTCGACACTTCGGCAAGCATCAACTGTAGAAAAAATTCCACCAGAAGAAAGAGAAAATCCTAAAGTATCGACCAGACTTACGCAGGGATACGCAAATTTTTGGAAAGCTTTTAGAGGTGGCGAACCTAAAAAAGATGGTCCAATGCAACAAAAATATACTTTATATAAACTCGTAAAGGATAACTATGAAGTTGCCACTTCCGATAAATTTAAACAATTTGTCACCAATCCTGAAAATATTAAACAATGGGTTGAGGCGGGTAGAGAAGGTAGCTTAGATGCGTTGGACAAATCAGGAACTTCGAATGTTGCTGCAAAAATGAAACGAACCAAGGAAGGTATTTATGAAAGACCGCTTGAAGATATTTACAGAATCCAAGCTCAAGCAGCACCTTTGGTAAAAATGATTAACCGTTTGATGAGAAAAAAACGGAGTAAAAAAGGAGAGGTGTGGTCAATTGATGATGAAAAGGCTACCCCCGAAGTTCATTTGGCTAAGGAGCTTGCCGAAGAATTATCATACATTCTTCCCTTCACAAATAAAGGATTTCAAGACTCATCAAGTGATACCGAAAATCAAGGAGGATCGCTTTTTGCCAAGCGGGAAATGAGTAATGAAAAATCTTCCAATCCCAGAAAATATTTCGGTAAAAAATTTACACAATCAGAAATAGAACAATTAATCGGATTTCTTGAGAGCAGGGAAGAAAGTGGACTTGGTATTACCGAAACTCAATGGACAAACTTGATAAGTAAAATGAAAACATCCAACCCCATCATCTCCGAGTTGGGGGAATATCTATTAAGTGTTACACAACGCGAAAAAGAGGAAAATATTGATGAAAGTGGAGAGTTTGAGGGATATGATAAAGAATCCCTAGCTCAAGTTTTGGATACTCCTGAAAAAGAAGATATCTTTCGATCATTTTACGAATTGAAACAAGCTGAAGCTGATAAACAATCGGAAATTGATGAAAAAAGATTCGCCGCTGGTCTTAAAAAACATGAAAGATATCAACAATCAGCTTCAGGAACAGGAATTGAAGCTCAAATTGAAAAATTAATGCTCAGAGCCGAAGAATCTGATAATCCATCTGAAATAAAGCAGATAAAGAGAAAAATTGAAGCTCTTCTGAAAAAGAGAGATGAGCCGGAAGATGAAGAAGGTGTCATGGGCTATATGACTGAACAAGTCAATAAAGACAGACACCTCAACAACATCGGGGAATACAAGGATCGTGGATTTAAGAAACCAGTAAACTATAATCACTGGATGATGTTGAACTCCTAAACCTCATTACCCCACGCATCCCACCCCTCAAATTTGTCTCTAGCAAAGAGTTCAATCTTGTTTAGATCATCTTTAACCATTTCCTCAATCCTTCGTCTCACTTCGTCGGGTTTCTTGGAATGATGTTCTCGTTTGGAGCTTAGGAATGATCGGACTTTACGACTCTTTATCAATTTGCGGGGAGTTCCTTTGGAAGCCAATAAGCATAACTCAATACCGCTTTTCATGGTGTATTGTCCACCTTTCATTTCAACTGGTTCACCTTGCTTAGTCAATTTTTGCCACGCAAATCCTACGGTTCGATAAGTGAACCCCCAATCCTCAATCACCCTCATACATTTTTCCATGTGGTAATCACTCGTCCATATCAATAATATGGCGGTATCGTCTGTAATATCCTTGACTGGTATCTTCCTAATATCTTTTGACGATAAGACTGGATATGGGGGATTTATGTGAACATTGTGACCACATTTATCTGGAGTGGTTGATGAGTCATTGTAATACGACCATGGAGGATCAGCATAAATGACTTGATATTTCTTACCAGTATTGACAATATCTTCAATCATTCGTCAGTATCCACATCATCCTCTTCCAATGCCACCAGATCATCGTCTTCAGGAGAAGAACCATATGCCCAATGGATTTTGATACGCTTCTCAAGTTCGGGGAGCAATTTGGTTTCCCATAGATCAATATTACGACTGAAGCTCTTGTAATAACCCAACTTATTTCCTTCCCAATCGGTGTAGGATGAGCCAGAATTTCTAACAACTCCCATACCCTTCATGATTTCCAGAAGACCGTAATATTTATCAATACCCTTGCTGAATGAGAGATAGAATTCTCCTTCCAAATATTGTTTGATGAAGCGATTCTTGACAGTAAGAGCGCGAATGACAACACCCGAATAATTCTTCTGGGAAGCAGATAGCTTATCATTGATCTGTTTATTTTCCGAATCCTTGACAAGCTTTCTTGCAAGCTGAACTGTTACGGATGGGAGATATACAGCAGCCTTACCTCCCGGCATGTTCTTCTCCAGAGATGGATACATTGCGCTTGGATCGTCATATACATGGTTGGTGACAACAATCGAAGTCTTTGTCAGCGTTGAAAGATTGGTGATGCGCTTCAAAAGGCTTTTGATAGCCTTGGCAAATGTTCCCATATCAGCAGAGGTGGAATCCTTATCCATTCTTGATAGTTCCATCTCAGAGTTCAGGTTTGCGAGGGAATCAATTACAATAATAAATTTACCAAATTGTTTCTTTTCTCTCACATTCGTAAGAAACTTGTGTATGGCGTTGCGCGTTTGTTCAACAGATTCGCATCCCACATACTTGACTTTATTTGTGTCCATCCCGAACTTAGCACACGCTTCAGGATCAATGGCACCCTCTGTGTCGAAAATCACGGGAATCATCCCTTTCTTTTGAGCATTTGCCATAATATTCATCACAACCCCTGTTTTGAACGCACCCGATGGTCCGGCAAATTGGGTGATTCTCCCATTTGGGATGCCCCCATACAACGAACCGGAAATCAGGGCATTTAACACCATGCTTCCCGTATCAATATGATCATCCACAGATGACAGGGTGGATTCGCTTAGGAACGCCGAATACGGCACCACATCATCCAATGATTTCAGGGAAGCAAATAATTCTTTATCAATTTCTTTTGACATGTTTTAAAGAGAGTCGATGGATACGATTTTAGGTGAGGATGATGGAACTGCTTGTGGCTCCGCTTGAACACGGGGAGCATTAATCTTATCAACCAGATCAGCCATCCGTGGATCAAGAACCACATCACTGATTGCGATGGATGATTTATGATATGTCCAATTATTTTGTTCCCTATCAGAAGGATTGATGAATTCAAACAATAGAAGGGGGACTGGTTGGAACTTGTAAGCCCCATTCTGCTCCATTTCCACAAAGAGAATTACCGGATTGTGTAAGGTGATGGTAGTATCCGTTTCAGATACCAGTCTTCCGGTGATTGTTTGTCCAACTTGGTTTACGATTACTGTGTGTCTCTTTTCTTTCATATGTGTAGATTTAGTCGTTTATCTGGCGTTGTCCAGCGTTTCTTTTTGTTCTTTCAATTTTTTTCTAAATGAGTATCCCATATTATTCATTCTCTTGGCAAGATTGTGATAATAATCCGAACGATCCTTGATGATATGTCTCACGATTTCCAGCTTGGGGTTGGGGAACGGAACGTCATGAGTGGGATCATTCAGGAGATTGATCAGGTTGTCGATGATTCGGTCTTCGGCATCCGTCAGACCCTTACAGTAAGCTTCGTTAAGGTTCATAATTTTATTATTTCCATTTTTTTAGTATCAATTCCAATGATATTACAACAACATATCACACCATTCATTATGAATGTATTTTTACATGTAGGTTCCAATATGAATATTTTACCACAATTTGTGTAATATCTACATGGCTTGTTATAAAACTCTTCCATATCATTCTCCAAACAAGTCGTCCAATTCTACTGTCAGATTTTCCGATGGTTTTCTCAATTTCCAACCCACTGCTTCATAAAATCTCTCAATCGCAGCATAAAACACTTTAGCAAACATTTTCTCATAGTCAACCGTGAAAATGTTATCAAATTCTTCTGGCCAATCACCCTTGAATCCGATCATATCCAAATTGTATTTGTTGGGCTTCTTAACATACACCATGCGAACCTTAT